AACTACAGGAGCTGTTAAGGCGAGGAGTTATAATAAATTCTTTAATTTTGGCGAACGTGGCGACGAACAAGAAGAATTTGATAATTTAGTGTATCCTGTCCATATTTCTCGAAAAGAAAATGGCTTCTTGGGTATTGTTTCTTGGGACGAACAAAATCAAAAAATTATCTTTGCAAGTAAATCGACGACACAAGGTAATTTTGTTCCGATGATTAAAGATATATGGGATTGTTGTTTAGAATACAATCGGAATTTGATTATTAATCTGTGTAAAAAATATAATGCAAGTGCCGTATTTGAAGTATGTCACCCTAGTGACAATACACATATGATTGATTACGAAGGCGAAAAGCATTTATTCTTATTAGATTTTATCCCGAATCAATTACATCTTGACGGTATTAATGTTGATATTAAGTTTTCTGATAAACTTTGTAAAGAATTTATTAATAGCTATAAGCTAGAAAAAAATAGCCTTATAGCTTGCACTTTAAATATTAAAGCTAGTTCTCGTGATCAATTAGAGCATTATATTAAAAGTATTTTTATGACTGAACCAAAGACAGAAGGTTTTGTTATTACAGATTCTACTGGTAAAATGTATAAACAAAAATTCCCGTATTATTTGGTTTGGAAGCGTCGCCGCTATTATTTAGATTGCATTAAAAATCACAGAGAATTGCCTGATGATTTATCAGAAGAAGATGCAGATTTTATTAATTTTATTAAAGATAAAGATTTTAATACGATTATCGAGGCTAGAAAAGCGTATTTAGAAAGGAATAATCATGCCTAATTGGATCGAAGGTGTCGTTAAATTTCGTGGTAAATATAACGATTTAAAAAAATTCTTAGAAGAAGAATTAATCGAAGTTGATATGGATTATACACAAAATCCAATTCAATCTATTATTAGTAATAATGTAACAGTTGACGAATATGGCGATGTTCAAGGTATTAGTAGTAGTAATACTTGGTTTAAAACATTTGATCGTGCATATATTGATACAGAATGGTCATGCTCTATTTATGAAACAGATGATGATGATAACGATAAATTTTTCTGTGCCAATGTAAAAAGTGCATGGGATCTGCCTATTGATGAAGTAGTAGAAGTAGCTAACTTATATCATATCGATATTAAAGGATATATGTTTGAATCTGGTATGTGTTTCGAACGAGATTTTGAAGTCGATCGCGATGGTAATATTATTAAAAATTTAAATATTAAACATGATGATTACGATTGGGATTCTATTAATCCGTTATTAGGTGGTTAATATGGAAAATGTAGAAATTACTATTAATGATGATGGAACTAAAACTGTACATATGTATTTTGCTATTATTCAAAATAAAGGTGAAGATTGGTCATATTGTGAAATTAATTTCGATGTTAATAATAAAGAAATTTCTGATGAAGCATTAGATGAAATTAATAACTTTTACATGGATTTCTTCCTTGAAAAATCAAAAGTTCATGATGCTAGATTATGTACAAAAGAAGAATATTTAACCTCCTGTGATGAAACTAAATATGATTGTCAGCATTGGGAAGTTAAATAATGGAAGTCTATTATGATAACAGGCTAAAGAAAAAATGGATTAAAATCCTCGATACGTTTATATATAAATATAAAAATAGCTGTAATTTAAATATTCTTATATGTGAAACTAATAAGAAGAATATATATGGCGAAGCTATATTTGATAATAAGTCGGCATTAATTAAAATTAATTTTAATGCTGGCGATATCGAGGATACATTCATTCATGAATTAGCACATTGTATTAGTCAAGAACGATCCCATAAGTTAATATGGCGTCGTTGTTATCGAGAGTTAAAACATGTATAAAGATTCTTTTATTTTTCCTTCACAAGAAAAAAGAAATGATTTTATTAATCGACTATTATTTCTTTCTGTTTTAGAGTTAAATAAAAATTCAAAGATTAAGATGTCTTTTATTGATACAGATTTTGAAAATGCAAAATTAAAGTTTATTTTTGATCAAAATCTTATTAATGTTTATTTTATTGAAAATGAAAATAGCGAATATGGATTATTACTTGAATCTAATGAAGATTTAAACTTTAAAAATATATTCTTTAAAGTTTATATTGAATTATATTGTGAAAATAATAAATATTTATTTACTGAAGAATATAAATCAATTTTAGAAATTTATTTTGCAGAAGTATAGAAAGGAATTAATTAATGGACAAAATTACAGGACTTTTTACTGGATGTTTAGTAATTCTTTTCTTTGCTACTTTGTTTTCATTATTTTATAGTCTTACTTTAGACAAAAGTGGAATTATTTTTAAATATTTAAATAAAACATTTTTAGTATTAACAGTAATTCCAGCTATCTTTTTAATATTAGTAGCTATATATTTATTAATTTTTGCAATGGTTAAAACAACCATGTTTTTGTTGTAGGAGGTGTATATGGGTAATAGAGCAGTTATTACGTGGAAAGAAGATCCAAGCATTCACGATAATAAATCGTTAGGTATTTATGTTCATTGGAATGGTGGCCTTGATAGCGTAACAGCATTTTTAGAATATTGTAAGCGATCTGGATTTAGAGAACCAGATTACGACGATTATGGTTATGCTCGGCTCGTTCAAGTTATTTGCAATTATTTATCTGACCGTGATGGATTAAGTGTCGGTATTGATACGTTAGATAAACTTGATCTTGAAGGCGATAATGGTACGTATATTTGTAAAGGTTGGAAAATTGTCGATCGTAAATATGCTCCGAGCAAGAATATTGAATTCTGCGATCGTGAATATATTGAGAATATGATCGAAGCAATCGATGAATCTATGCCAGACGGTATGAAAATTTTAAAGTAGGTGAATATATGAAAGGATACGAAACGATTTCATATCCAGAAGTTAAAGCAGATTTAGAAGCAGGTAAGTGTAAAAAAATTGAAAATTTTTATGTCTACCCAGATAAAATTGTAAGTTCGACCGATCATTATGGATTTCGTATCGTTAAAGGTACGTATAACAAAATTAGAGGTTATGTCGTAACGACTCCTAGAAGTTTAGCTAGATATTCTGTAGCTCATTTAAAAGCTAGAGCATTTTTGATTAGAGATTCAAAAGAAAAATTTTTCGTATCTTTTAAAGATGGTAATCCAGCTAATAATAACTTAAATAACTTAGAAGTACGATATATTAGAAAGAAATTTTGTAAACACTGTGGTAAAAAAATACAACAAAGTGTTCAACATGAATACTGTTTAAAATGTCGTATGAAATATCCAGAGTTTAATAAAGTTAACAATAATGAATTAGAGCGACGTAAAAATTTATTAAAAGATATTAATATTGAAGCTCTCGAAGAAAAACAAAAAGAGCGCGCAAAATTATATCTCGAAGGTTGGACATTTGAAGCAATTGCAAATAAATTTAATATTACTAGACAAGCTGTCGAACAATCGATTAAAAATATTGCTAAGAATGACAAAGAAATTAAAAAAATACGACGTAGAATTGTTAAAACTGAAAAAGAAATTCAATTATTAAATTCTAAGATTGAAAAGTATCAACAAAAGATTAAACGATGTCAAGAAGAATTAGATATGAAACAAGCTTATTATAATTCGTTATTAGAAAAAAACAATTTAACTGTTGACTAATAAATAGTAATAGTGTATATTAATTGTAGATTAAATAAATATTTTGTTTTTAAGAGGTAAAATAACAATGAATAAAAAAGAACTTGCTACTAAACTCGTAGAAAAAGAATTGGTTGCGACTAAAACATCTGCAGAAGCTATCGTTAACGAAGTATTTGCTACTATCGTCGAAGAAGTTAAAAAAGGCGAAAAAGTTGCGATTGCTGGTTTCGGCTCCTTTGAAAAAGGTGAACGTTCTGCTCGTGAAGGCCATAACCCTGCAACTGGTGAAAAAATTCACATTGCAGCATCTAAGATCTTTAAATTTAAAGTTTCTAAAACAGTTAAAGATGCATTGAATGCATAATTAAATAATTAACTAGCGGTATCGTAAGATACCGCTTTTTTAATGGAGTAATAACATGTACGATTTTGTATTAACATTTACTAAAATCAGTTATGCTAAAGAATTTGAAAAACGATTAAAAGCATCTGAGTATAGTAAATACTTTAATGGCTATGAAGATGTCGCTTCAATTTTATTAAGCGGCGAAACAGCCGATATTAAAGATTTTTGGAATACAATTGTTAAAATTATTGACGAATGCGTCGACAGCGTCGAAACATTAGATCAAGATAGTCGAGAATTTTATTCTCTGACGTTTTAATTATTATGAAAAAAGTTCCAGTATATTATACTTGTGGTAAAATACGAGGTAGGTTTATCAAACCTATAAAAATTAAACAAAAAACAAAACCAATTTTGATTAAAAAGGAAAAATATGATGAATAAAAAAACAATCTTAACAACTTTTGTATTAACAGCAGTAACAGCATCTACATTTGCAGCCGGTTTAGACAATACTGTAAATCCTACAGCAGCACATTATGGTGCTGAAGCTTATGGTTATACTAATACAATTACTGCAACTGGCAGATCTGCATTTGTAGCTGGTTATAACAATACTGTAAGTGCTAACAATGCATTAGTTTATGGTGTTGGAAATAAAGCAGAAGGTATTAATAGTTTAGTTGGCGGCGAATACTCAAAAGCTACTGGTCGCAATTCTGTTGCAATCGGTTCTTCTGCTGAAGCATTACAAGATAATACATTTGCTATTGGCTCTCAAGCAAGAACTAATGGTGAAGATGCGTTAGCATTCGGTAACGGTGCTTATTCAGAAAACAAAGCTACTGTAGCTATAGGAAAATCTGTAAGAGCCACTGGTAAATATTCTGTAGCTATTGGATCTGGTAATAAATCAGAAGGTGAATCTGCAGTCAATATTGGTAGCAATAATTATGGTGCATATGATCATGCTACAATTATTGGTAGTGAAAACAATATTACATATAACGATCATGTGCTTGATCCATACGGTGATATAGTTGTAGGTACTAAGAATACTATACAAAATAGTTATTTCAGTATTGCCGTAGGTAATAATAATAACCTTAATAACGCAGATAACGCAGTAGTTATTGGTAACAATACTTCTGTAAGTGTAGCAGAATCAGTAGCTATTGGTAATAACTCTAAAGCTGAATCTGTAGTTGGTACATCTTCTGCAAATATTGGTGGTACTACATACAACTTTGCTGGTAGTACTCCTGTAGGAACTGTATCTATTGGCGATATTAGCAAAGAACGCACTTTAACAAACGTAGCAGCTGGACGTATCTCTGATATTTCAACTGATGCGGTCAATGGTTCTCAATTACATGCAGTAATTACTGAAATGGAATCTAAAAATCAAAATACTTTAAGTCAAGCTAATCATTATACAGATACACAAGTAAATAAAGGCGTAGCTAAGGCTTCAGCATTAGCCGGCCTTAAATTCTTAGATTATAATCCTAAAGACAAATGGTCCTTCGCAGCGAGCGTAGGCCATTACCGTAATGCTAATGCAGTTGCCGTAGGCGCTGCATACCAACCTAATGAAAACACTATGATTCATAGTGGTATTACAGTAGATGGTAAAGTAGCATACAATTTAGGTGTAAGTTTTAAAACTGGCGGTCAAAAATATATTAATAAATATAAATTGCAAGATCAAGTTAGACAATTACAATCTGATAATGCAGAGCTTAGACAAGAGCTTAATGAATTAAGATCTATGATCGAAAAGAAATAAAGTATTAATATGTTTATACATGATTTTTATTTAAAACAAGCAGTCGAAGCTATTAAAAAAGATATCGATGATTTTAACGAAGATTATTTGACAGAAATTGCTTATAATGAAAAAGATTTTAATAATCGTATTTTTGTTCTTAATTATAATGATTATAATAACGATTATTTATATGTAGTAAATGTTCATCCTAATAGTTATATCGATGTTAAAATTTATTCTAATGAATATGCTTATTCTGTTGAAAATAAAAAATAATAATGAAATCTAAAATAATTCAGGAATTTAAAGGAACTATTAATGGGATTGAAATTAGCGATCGAGATTTGTTTTATGATTGTGAATATATTCTAGAAGAATTAGAATCACAGTTTAGTATCGATTTGCCGACATCGTTTATCGATGATTTTATTAAAGCATATACTAGTATTTTTTACGATCTTGAAAGTGAATACTTATATGAATTTAGATCTCATATGAGTTCTAGTTCATGGGACATTGACTTAAAAGATATTACTCGATTACATTTTGATATCGGATCATATTACGATACCGATGCGCAATTTTCAGAAATGAATAAAAATATACGTAATTGGAAAAATACATATGCCAAATATCCTATTAATTTGTTAAAGAAAAAATAATATGAATAATAATAAAGAACCGACAGTCGTTGCTGTCGATAAAAAGATGCTATATATTAGTCATCCATTTTTAACTAATGGTAATGCCGACGATAATAAAAAAGCTGTCGATAAAATACTAGCTGATCTAGTATTAAAATATGGTAAAGACTATGTATTTATTAGTCCTATTCATAATTATGGTACGTTAGATGGTCAACTTAATTATGATCAAGGATTAAATTTATGTTTAGATCTGTTAAGAAAATGTGATGGTATTATTATGTGTGGTGATTATTTCAGAAGCAATGGCTGTAAAATGGAATTAATGAATGCTATCGGATGGCGTAAAGCTATTTTTAAACTAGAGGATTTCTTAGAATGAATTATCATTTGCTTAAAGACGAAGTAAGTTTATATTGTAAAGAAGAACTTCGTCTTATTAATAAGAAAAATTTCTATATTCTATCTAAACAGATTGACGACAACTTAAGTTATATCGCCGGTATGAAACGTATCATTAGGTTATGTAAAAATGGAAAAGAAGTACAAGAAAACATCGAAGCCTTGGAACAAGTCGAAAAAGCCTTGGAAGCCGTACCAGTCCAAAAATAAGTCCGGCGTAAAAGGCTTATATATCGACTTTGAAAATGGTACGATTAGTTTAAATTCATTGAAAATTAAGCTATAATATAGTATAATTAATGTGTTAAATAATTATTATATTAAGGAGGATTTTCGATGAAAGTATTATTTAAATCAGACATGTCTTGCATTGGCTGCGATGATTTTAATATTACGATTGAACGAGGAAAACATACGTCTCCATTATTCGGTAAGAAAGTTCGAGGCTATTATGTTACGATTAATGGCCAACGATACTTATTCTTCCCAGAGAGTATGAAAGTTCCTTATCATGAAGTAAGTAACATCGTATACGATGCTATTATTAAATCAATCTGCAATCATGCTAAAGACAAAGTCTGTATTATTACTTCCGAAGAGGTATTAACAGAAATTGGAAATATCAAAAAACAATCTTGTAAGAATTCCTAATAATATCTCGGCAGAAGATTATAGTCGACTACTATATGGCTTAACAAAAACTAGTAAGTTTGAAGATGGATTATGGAAAGTAAATAATTTCCATAAACTATTATTATATTGTGCCGATTTTAATTTAGAAGGAATTGGCAAATGTAAGTACGACTTATACAATTATCAAAAAACTGCCGTTAAAGAATTACTCGATATCGATAACGGCAGTTTAATTGTAGCCAGTTGTGGTGCTGGTAAGACTTTGATAGCTATCGATTTATATCTAGAACTATTATCTCGTAACAAGATAAAAGGTCCTGGATTAATCGTAGTTAAAAGTAGTTTAAAAGTCCAATGGTTTCATGAAGTTAAAAAGTTTAGTGATCTTGTGCCAAGTATTCTAGAAACTTCGGCTAAAGCTAAGAAGAAATTTGACGAACAATTTAATGGTGATCTTCTGATCTGCAATTATGAAACGCTTAACGACGAAAAAGTTCGTGATCGTTTGTTAACAATGAAGATCGAATATATTTTCGCCGACGAAGTACAATACGTTAAAAATTACCAAGCTAAACGTAGTAAGAGCCTGTATAAATTTAATAATGTAAAGTATACGTTCGGAGCTACGGCAACACCAATTCAAAAAAATCCTCGAGACATATTCGGAATCTTTCGATTTGTTAAGAAAGATTTGTTCACAAATATTAACAAGTTCGACAAACGATATGTTAAAAAGAATAGTCTAGGATTTATTATTGGTAGCCGTAACGAAAAAGAATTAACCGATCTTATTAGTCCTAATTTAATTGTTAGAACTAAAGAAGAAGTAAGTAGTCATTTGCCTAAATTAATTGTTAGTCAAAAATATTGTAACCTTGGACCGAAAACTCAAAAAGCTAGCGATCAGTTGTTAGAAGAAATTGCTGATTTAAAAGCACAGCAAGAAGCAATGATGGATCGATTTAAAAATATCGACGAAGCTCGTAAGAATGAAGATTTTAATAAAATAGATAATCTTATTCTTATGAAGCAAACCTTTGCTCAAGAATTAGCTATTACTGATGAACTATTAAAATTTGGACAAAGTAATGCTGGCAAAGAATATGTGACTAATGAAAAGAGTCAAAAGATTGAATTATTCTTAGACTTAGTCGAAAGTATTCTTAGCGAAGGTGAAAAAGTCGTCGTATTTAGTAAGTATCGTTCATTACAAAACATATTAGATATGCATCTTGAAAATCGTTTTAAAGGCATTAAAATTTGCCACATTAATGGCATGATGGATTCTGAAAAACGGTTTGAACAATTAGAACTATTTAATAAAACTAACGATCATAATATTATTATTATGTCAAATTCCGGCGCTGAAGGATTGAACGCAGGCTCTGCTAAATATCTTATCGAAATGGATATCGCTGATAGCTATTTAATCCAGACACAACGCCATGGTCGTATTGAACGTGCTAGTAGTAATCACGATAGTGTATTCGTATATCAGTTAGTAGCTATCGGTAGCTACGATGAGATTGCTTTAAAAGTAGTCGACAAAAAGGAAAAATATCATACGAATATTATTAGAAAGGAGTTAACGTAATGGAAGGTTGGGAAATTCGACTAATCGATGAGAAAGAAATATTAGGTTTCCGTATCGATCGATTAGCAAAATTCTTAGACAAAAATAAAAATGTCGAAGATTTTGAATTAATGGCTCGACAACTTACTGTAATGCAGGAGTATTACGATATTCTTGTTAAACGAATCGAGAAAGCAGGTTTATTAAAATGAAACTTGCATTCGAAGAACAAACAAAAAGTACGCTCGATCAATTACTAGAAGAAGAACATGAAAATTTAACGTTAGTTACTAATCATGAAGAAGCTAATTATGTTATTGAACAAATTAAAAAGCTTCAACTTCAAAAAGAAGATGTCGAGGTCGAAACGACTCGATATATTAATCAAGCTAAAGATAAAGCTAATATGTTTAAAGAACAACAATTAAATAGTTTAGATTATCAAATTGATCGATATAAAACTATGTTAGAACCATATGTTCTTAAACAATTAGAAGAATCTGGTAAGAAATCTGTTAAATTTATTGAAGGCACTGCTGGATTTAGAAAACAAGATAAACTTATCGAACATGACGATGAACTTCTCGAAAAAGAAGTTAAAGGTGTTAAAGACGACGAATATTTTAAAACGACTGTAAAATTTAATTGGTCTGCTGTCAAGAAAGATATTACTTTTAAAGATGGCAAAGCTTATCTTAATGATAAAGAACTTAGTAGCATAAGCTACGAAGAACGTGACGATGCATTCTATATTAAATAATACAGGTAGATATGAAATATTCAGGAAAGTTTTTAAGAGAATTATCCGATAAAATAAACCTTGTCGAATTAGCAAGTAAAAGTACTAAGTTAACTCGACAAGGAAATATTTATATTGGCAAATGTCCTCATCCAGATCATGACGATAGTAGTCCTAGTTTCCGAATATGGCATAAAAATGGTAAATATACTTGGTGTTGTTTTGGTTGTCATTCCGGTCGTAAAAATCCAGCTAAAGGACTTTTTGGCAGCGATTCATTAGCATTCATTCAGTGGATGATGAATACCAAAAAGAAGAAAGCAAGCTTCGAGATGGCAATACAAGAAGCTTGTAAAATTACCGGGTTAAAACCAGAGGGCAATGAACAACAATATCTAGATGGATGTGCCGAAGAAGCCGATCAATATTTCCAGAATTTACGAGAAAATAATAATGCTAAACGATATTTAGTATCTCGTGGATTAGATAAAGAAGATATATACGATTGGAACATCGGCTACGACGTAAAAGGTCGTGTCACATTTCCGATTAAAGATCTATATGGAAATACAATTGGTTTTAGTAAACGTGCTATCGACGAAAATAATCCATTAAAATATTGGGTATCGGCCGATAATGAATATTATAAAAAGAAATGGTGCCTGTACGGCTGTGATAAAATAGATTATACTTTCGATGAGATATATATAACGGAAGGCGTATTCGATGTCGTATTAGCTGTTAAATATGGACTTAAGAATGTAGTATGTACTTGCGGAACAGATTTTGATGATACTCACGCTAAAATGATTAGCGATATCGGTTTAATTCCCGTATTAGTTTACGACGGAGATAAAGCCGGATTAAAGGGCATTAATCGTACGTTAACATCGTTAGCCAAATTCGATATATTTCCTCGTGTCGTAATGTTAGACAATAAATTAGACTTAGCTAACATTGCTGAACGAGAACAATACAATTTAAATTATTTTATTAAAAGTAATACGTCGTCTTATGATTATTATCTATTAAAAGATATGTATGACGATTTAAATAAATTTAAAAATAGTATTGTTAATAAATATAAAGATAGTATTGCTTTGGCTAGAGAATCTGTTAAAGAAGATAAAAGTGCGAAAGCAATTTTGGATGCCAAATTATTAAATACACTAGGACTTAAATATGAATAGAAAAAATATTAGATTCATTAAAAGTTGGTCCTTTAAAAAAATAAAATTAAATTCTTTAGCGACTAAGGGAACGTTTCGATGTCAATCTTGTCATAACAATGTCGAATTACAATATAAGATGAAATGTGCATTTTGTGGCAAAATTATTTGCGACGAATGTGCTTATATCGATGCCGAGACAAAGCAAATATGTTGTCCTGAATGTTGGTAGTTGACACTTAATTTTATATCAAGTACAATAATAATGTAGGAAGTATCCTTTTTACATTGTTCATATGCCGTCGTATCCTTACGGCGGCATTACTACTATTCTGAGGTCATGATGGAATCTAAAAAAATAACGATCGAACTTTGTGAGAATGGTGATGTTTCTATTGAAATGCAAAAAATTATTCATAATTTTAATTATGAAATAAATTTTGCAAACTAGTAGGGATGTTGGGAAACTAGCATCTAGTGACGTTTTTATACGTCCAACAAAGATACTGAATTGCTGGGAACTCCTAAAGCTCAGAATACTTATATATATTTTAATATATAAGTTACGAAAGTAGAAACAAATTTCTGAGATGAGATAAGGTTAAATCCTAAGTCTTATTTATAATGGACAATCAGCAGCGAAGCCTTAATATTTATATTAAGGAACGTTCAACGACTAGACCTCGTGAGGGTCGTACACTATAAGCATTTGATAGTGGAAGTGGTGTCGCCTAAGTCGCGTTAGCGATATGGATAAGATATAGTCTGTGCTCATGTGAAAGCATGAGGTGCACGTAATGGTGCCGATTAGAAATAGCGATTCTGATTGAACAATTATCCTCTCGAAGAATGATTTCTTCGGTTTTATATATTGAAATCAAACACCTTTTATGGTAATATAATAATATATTTATTATTGTTACGAAAGGAGGTGTATCTCGTGATTAAAAATTTTAAAATTAGAATTTATCCTAATCAAGAACAACAAATTTTAATTAATAAAACGTTTGGTTGTACTCGATATGTTTATAATTATATGTTAAAACTCAAACAAAAAGCTTATAATATATTTGAACTTAAGTTAAATTATGTAAAAATTTCAAGTATTCTTACTAAACTTAAGCAACAAAAAATTTGGCTTTATGAAGTTGATGCTGTAGCTTTGCAACAATGTTTAAAAGATTTAGATGCTGCCTATATTAATTTCTTTAATAAAATAGCAGGATTTCCTAATTTTAAAACAAAACGAGGTAAAAATTCCTATCGTACTAATGGTAGAACTATAGCTTTAGATCAAGATAGTAAAAAAATCAGAATTCCTAAAGTCGGCTGGATTAAATTTAGAGATAAAACTAATTTTAGTGGCCTAACTAAAATTAATAATATTACTATTTCTAAAACTCCTAGCGGAAAATATTTCGCTAGTATATCAGCTGAAGTCGATATTACAGCTTTTACGAAAACCAAGAAGAGTTGTGGTATCGATCTAGGATTAAAAGATTTTTGTATCTTGAGCAATGGAACTAAGTTTGAAAATCCTAAATTTTTAGTCAATAACGAAAGGCGACTTAGAATATTGCAAAAATCTTTAAGTCGTAAAGTGTATGACTCTAAAAATTATGAGAAAGCAAAAGTAAAGCTTGCTAAATTTCATGAGTATATAGCTAACTGCCGTAAAGATTACCTGCACAAAATATCTATATTTTTAGTTAAAAATTATGATGTTATTTGTGCCGAAACTTTACAAGTTAAAAATATGATTAAAAATCATAAATTAGCAAAGGCGATAGCCGATGTTAGTTGGTCAGAATTTTGTCGACAATTAGATTATAAATGTTTATGGTATAACAAAAAATTTGTACGTATCAATACATACTTTGCATCATCTCAAATATGTTCTAATTGTGGATTTAAAAATTCTGATGTTAAAAATCTCGATGTGCGTGAATGGATTTGCCCAGGATGTGGTAAATACCACGATCGAGATATTAATGCAGCAACTAATATTTTAAATCAAGGATTAACTTTATTATAATTTTAATATATAAAACCGTGGGACTCACGGGGATAGCCTATCGCCAAGAATAAGACATATTACAAACTTTATTTGCAATATGCATCTATTGGGTAGGAACCTCTTTTAAAGAGGATATCAGCGAAACTAAGAATATTAAAACTCGACAACAATTATTCGAGATGCTTAGTAAATTAGAATATCATGTTTATGTGTTCTCTGAAAAAGAAGAATTAATGTAATTACTAGATACAAGCAATTGCCAGTTTGTATGTGGTATATAAGCAGTCTATATAGGCTGCTTTTTTTATTACTTGGAGGTGTGTTACTTGAGCAAAGAAAAATGCGAGAATTTTATCAAAGAAAAATGTTGGAATAAATTAAACGAATTACAATTGCCAAGTGCATATGTCGATCGTTTAAACAAAGAATTAAATACATTAGTAAAACAAGATATGTGTGAATATATTTATATTGTATATGACTATGTTCAATTTTGTCGTAAAGAAAATATTGCTACTGGATACGGCAGAGGAAGTAGTGTCGGCAGTTTAGTATTATATCTATTAGATATTAACAAGGTCGATCCTGTTAAATTTGAATTAAGTTTCGAACGATTTAGTGCTGGTCATAATGCCGATATCGATTTGGATGTCGATACAGTACGACGTGACGAAATATTTGAATACATATTAAATAAATATAGAAAATATGCTTATCGACTATATACTGTTAACAAGAATGGCAGCAAACAATTGCATCCATCTGGTATCGTAATCGACTTACATAAAACATATGATTATATTATGATCGATGGCGTTCGTTGTATTAACAAAGATCAGTATAATAATTTGCCTAAATTCGACATTTTAAGTTTGCGAAATTTAGGTTTATATCAAAATATTATTCAAAAATATAATATTGATATTAATTTCGACGATCAAAAAGTATGGGAATATATGTGGAATAATCCAGATGATTTGTTCTTATTGGGCGGTGAAGTTAAAAAATATATTAAAGACTTTAAACCTAACAGTATCGAAGAATTGTGTAATTTATTAGCTTTAGTACGATCGCCTGAAGGTGTCGAAACATATACTGAACGAAGAGATGGTAAATGGTTCAGAAAAAGTCAGTATTATGGTTTTGTTAAAGATACATACGGAATTATTACGTATCAAGAACAATTATTAAATATTATCAGTATATTTTTTAAGTTAGAAGATGCTTATGTTTTAATGAAGGATAAAAATAAAATTCATAAACAATTAGTCATTGATATGTCTAAAAAAAATAGCTGTAAATGGTTATATCAATTATATGATATGAATAAGTATTTATATAACAAATCTCATGGTATTGCATATGCTCATCTAAGTTATGTCAATGCCTATTTACAATATTATTATCCTGAAGAATTTAAAGAAGAAAATATCGTCGAAGTACAAAATATTTTTAAATATAAAAAATTAACATTGGATTCTAAATTCAAAACTGAAATAAAAGATGAAGAAATTATATGTGGTTTTGATAAAATTAAAGGATTTGGCGAAACTACTTATAATGAGTTAAAAATTGTTGATAAGAAAAAAATACTGAATTTCTTATACAATATGAATAAAAATATTGCGCAACAATTAATTCGTTTAGGTGTATTTAACGAATTATTAGGATTGTCATCTGTCGATATATTTAATATGTATTTAGAAAATAAAGGTATTAAAAATCGAGTTAATTATATTGACGAAGATAAGGAGTACGAAAAAATATATGGATTTTAGCAATATAATTGAATTTAATGCATTCATTAATAATATTATTAGTGAATTTAAAATTAAATTCTATCATAAGTCTGAAGATTTTGACGAAAATTATTATGCTATTAATGCATTATTTAAAGCATTAATGTTGTTTGAAATAAGAGATTATTATAATATTGAATATGATTTAGAAATTAAACAAACTATTATAAAAGAAATAAACAATATTCTCGATCATGGTGTAACAAAAAATTATTATGATGTTAATACAACATATGGATTACTTAATGACTTATATAGTTATCGATATCCACATTTCAATACACTTACAAAATTACAAAATAATATTGAATTTAATAAATTTAAAGATGAAGTACCTGCTTCGTTTTATATTTTAATACATTCATTATTTTTAAAATCATTATACTCTTTAGATCAAAAATTAGTTAATGATCATCAGTGTATTTTTACTAAGATACTAAGTGACTTTGATAATTTAATTCCGTCTAAAATATTCATTAAAATAAATCATGAAATGAGTAGTCCTAAAGTTATTAATAATTCTCTTTTAAACATAATTTTAAGCTTTACATCTTATGAATATTCTCTTGCTTCTAACGACGAATTTTTTTATCTTGGTAATAGAAATACAATAGCTAATTATTCATTAAATACATTATCTAGTGGTGATGTTATTAATCCTATATTTATTAATGATAATACTAAAAAATCTAGAACATTTTGGTTTGTTAGTAATGAAATGGCGATTCAAAATGGAGAACTTGTAGATAATCGACCTGGTTTATGTAACATATATGTATTAGAAGCAGGTATTATTCCTAAATTTAATTATGTATCTAATATAGAATTTAATAATGCCAAGAAAGATATTGTTATTAGAATTCCGACGAATATAAAAGAAAATACTAATAAAAAGTTATTTAAATCCTTGTTGCCAGTTCAAAAGAAATTTATTCCATTATATTTATTAGAAAAACAATTGGGTGGTAAAATTAACGATACATATATCTTTGGTGATATTGTTCGCGGTTCTAAAATTAAATTTGATGGCGATAAAAATATTATTATTCGTGATCGTATCGTTCCAGAAATTCAATATTTTAACAATACAGGAAAGGGCAAGTTGTATTAATGGACATTCAATTTAAAATGGAAAATTTACTTGTTGAAAATCCAATGATCGTAACATTGCTTTTTCAACAGTATCAAGATACATTCTCAGCAAATTCTAGAATTCATACAGACTTTAAAACATATGTATTAATTGAAATTAACAATATGACAGTAAAACAAGCTAATATTGTTGAACATTGTTTTAATCATGGTGGCAAAGATCAATTCCGTAAAGTTTATAATATATTAAATAATAATATGTATAGTGGTATCGAACCATACTTCTTTAATAATAGTCGAGATGCATGGATCGAATCACTAGAAGGAAGTAATCGTCAATTTGTTTTTAAAGATCGTTCATGTTATATGCTATTTTTAAATCGTTCCGGAATCGGTATGACAATTCCAGAATATAATTGTATTGATCAAAAAGATTTATTAAGAAAATATGCAGATAAAATTAAGAATTTTATATTTGAATATTTAGTCGAATATAAATCTAGACGATATCTTAATACGTTTATTCATAAAGAGTTTATTAAAGAGTTTTTTAATTATTATCTAAGAGATTCTGATTCTAAAATTAGAAAAGTTTTTAATATTAATTCATCTGAAACATTAGGTATTACTAATATTACGTTACCAAGTGCAGATAAGTATGTTCATTTTGTTAATAATCAAATTAATAGTATTATTTCTATGTCTAATATTAATTATGAGCAGCAAGAAACTAAATTGTCTGATTATATTTTAGATAATGTTAAAGATCTTACTGAATTAATTAATGAAAATTCTGAAATTATATTCGATCCTAATCATGGCTTAGATCAAGAAGTTAAAGATTTTGGTGATTATTTAAACTACAAACGTAGCTTTAAATTATTCGACAATCAAAAAAATATTATTAACGCTTTTACTCGCTATTTCAAAAAAGAAAGAGCGGGTTTTTTAATTTCTCAACCTGGTTCTGGTAAAACTTCGATGGCTATTTCTATTAGTAATCTATGGAAGCCTAGCAAAAATAAAAATATTTTTGTATTATGTCCACCACATCTTAATAAGAAATGGTCGATGGATATTAGCGTATTAGCTCAAAATGCTATGGTATATGAATGCGATAGCGTCGAAGATTATATTAATAAAATCGAACCAGAAATTTCTAAACGCAACTGCACTAATTTTATTTTAATCAATCCTAAACTATTAAAACATTCGTACGGTTTAGCTTTAGATTGGGACGGCACTTTTTTAAATTATATGCATAATTTAAAAGAAAAAGATTTATTGTTTAGAGATAAAATATATGCTCCTAATCGAGATCGAAATATGCGAGATAGACAATATATTCCATATCATAAATATATATCTACATATAAAGAAAAGAATCAAGAAAATCCAAACATAGAAGCATTACATAAATTTGGCGCTGCTCCTAAAATTATTAAGACTTGTTATAATGGAAATAAAGAACTTGATAAATTATTGGCTAAAGCTTTTATTTCGTTTAAATATTTTTCATTATATTATAATAACGGTTCGATTATTGATCAAGTAATTAATCAGTCATTAGACAAAAAAGAAATTAATTCTAATTTTGTAAGTTTAGATTGGTATTTACAACGAAAAGGTCGTCATAATGTTGATTTCTTTATTATCGATGAAATGCATTTATTCTTAAGTGACTCGATGCAAGGTGAAGGCGCTCAACGTATTGCTAGTTGTGCAAAAAAAGTATTAGGTTTAACAGGTACTGTATTTAATGGCATGGTTACTAATTTATTCTTTATGTTAAGAAATTTCTTCCCGGCTAAGCTAAAAGATTTAAAAGGGTTTTATTTTAATCGCAATAATCTTGCAGCATCGAAGACTAATTTTAAAAATTATTATGGCAATAAAGAGAAAATAGCAGTACCATATTTTGGTGATCTTAATCGTATGAGACGTGAAGGGGCTCGTGTAACCGAAACATTAAATCAGCGTCCAAGTAAAATAAATAGTATAGGATATACTTATGAAGATGACACTGGTATTCTTAGACAAGACAGTACAGGATTTAATGAATATAAAGTTAAAGATATTCCTGGCATTAATCCAGAAATCTTTACACAAGTCATGTCATCTTGTTGTATCTTTATGACGATGTCAGATATGTCTAATGAATTACCTGAAATTAATGAATCTGTTATAAGTTGTGAATTAGATCCTAATATTAAAGATGCTTATGATAAACTATTAAGCGAGATGAAGGCATCTGGTACGCCTAATCTGGTTAAAGCTCAGAAGATTAATAAAATTGCCGGTTGGTTAGACCATCCTTGTATCATTCCAGACGATCATTTTAAGTTTGAAAGTTGCGAAGGTAATAATAATAAACTAAACGAATTATTAAAAATAATTAATCATCATGACAATGAATGTATTTTAGTTTATACATATTATGATAAACATAGCCCGATTAATAATGAAATTCTTCAGACATTAATCAGTAATGGTATTAAAGCTAATATTTTAACTGATTCTGTAGCACCAGCTAAACGTATCGACTGGTTTAAGAAACAAAAAGATAATGGCGTTCGTGTCGTTATCGTTAACCCTAAATTAATCGAAACTGGTTTAGATTTATTAGATTTCACAACTATTGTATTCTATCAATTAAATTCTAACTTCTTTACGATGCGTCAAGCTTCTCGAAGAAGTTATCGGTTAAATCAAAAAAACAATGTAAGTTTGTATTATTTATATTATAAAGGTACTGTTCAAGAAAATATCATTAGCGTAATGGCAGAACGATTGAAAGCTGTTAAGATATTGGAAGGCGATTTCGAAGACGAAGGTCTCGAAGCTATGATTAATGCTGATAAATCAGATTCTTCTGACGAGATTTTTAATAAGATGATCACGAACGAAGAATATGTTAACGATGATACAGTACTCGGATTAAATAAATACGCTCAGAAGATCGAAAAGATTATCGACAATACGACATTCGAAGTTCATAAAATTAACTTTGTTAAGAAGCCTATGAACAAAAAGAAAATCGATTTTAAGCATATCTATATTAATCTTCAAGATAAAGTTACTATGTATAATGTGATGAAAGATCCGGATGAGAAAATTAATTTAGAAATTTCTAATTTTTAGCTTGACGGATACAAAGTAGTATAGTAATATAATAGTAACAGATAGACAATTTAATATAAACCGCACGGATTTGCGGGGTTCGCCTGAACTCAAGGGAAGTCGTATTACTATAATGTATACGACATATCTTTAGCTTTAGTGAGTTTGCTAACTATCAACAAGTTGATTACTTGCTTTAGCCGGACCAAGGTGGATTTCTTGTTACTCATGCAATGCATCTGGAGTAGAAAACAAGAAGTTTGGCCAGCTCATTCAGTAGAATCGGCCCGGTATTACAATTCACGCATTCAAACATCTAGGCTACATTAGAGTAGCTGTATATAGTTAATATAAACGTTCTGTTTTAATCGTTTTAGCTCATTACAATAGATGGAGTTGTAATAACGTCAGGGGTTAAGAAGCGTGCGAAGACCTCTGCCTAAGGGATAAGTCTGTCCAAAAAACAGTATAAGGAACAGAATATCCTATGGTTAAAAGTACGACGCGGTTTGGTTTCTAGACTTTAAGTTTTGTTAAACCTTAGAGTCAGGTCATTATAAGTTAGCATATTTTCCAGGAGAGTACGGTTTAATCCGAAAGGATTGAATGTGAGCTAGATAGATAATCACTAATACCGTATAGAAGACCAAGGTTAGCCGTAAGGTTAATACAGTCTGAAAGCTTTGTTTGAATGTACGAGAAGTTAAGCATACAGAAATGTATGCTATTTTTTATTATAAAAAATATACTTACTTTAAGGTAGAAGACTCTATCGTCAGAATTGACGGGAGAAGTCTATCAAGAAGTAAGTAAAACGTTCTCGTAATATGACAAAAAATATATAATTAAAAATTTGATGTTTATTCTTTTTGCAGCTTTAAACCTAATTTAATCAAAAAAATACCCTACAAAAGCTGATAAGAGGACAAATAATCAAATTTTTAATTCTTTCTAAAGTTGATCACAAATGACGTTGCTTCAGAAAGTATTCTCGCAATATTCATATAGAAAAGCCAACGATGATCAAAACGTATGTTCTATGTTGTAGGCCAGGCTGTTAATAATGACAATATGCCGGCTGTTACCAATACTTCGTAGTTAATATCTTTTGATAAAGTTGGCTAAAGATCTCAGCGTTATAATATTTTTTCAGAAGAAAACGTATATAATAGCATCCCCAGCTCTTTGACAGGCTTATGTAACAAGAGTCTGGCCTTTGGCAAGTAGCTTAAAGAGATCGGCTACACTTGTTACGATTGAGAATGTATATTTTTAGTCAGTAGTTAAGAACATTGTCATTATTTCAGATAATTTTAATCAGTAATAGCATCTTTGTATAAATATTCATATTAAATCGTTTTAACACCGTAGATATAAATATTTTTTTAATGTTCAAACAACCTTTTACTATTAAGATGTAATTACTGGTATACGCACACAACAATGTTCTTACAGTTTACGAGATATCGTTAAGAGCTTTAATCCTGATAAGATCTAATAAGAAACAATATACTATATCATTGTACGCCCGTTAATAGCTTGATATAGCTTTTGGGAATAAATAATTAAGAAATGACATAGTATAAAATTTTTAACAACGACATCATAGACAATAGATATATTTTTGATTCATATTATTTAACTAATACTAACACTATAATATGATTATAATTCATTAAAGTTAGCTGCTGTAATATTTTTTGTAAAGTTTTAAATTTAACGACATAAAATCTATTCACAACTGATCACAACACATTGCTAGATTAAAGTTTATCATTATGGCAGTTAATACATATCTATTGTCGATATGTCGTATGAGTATCTATACCATTAATAGATATTGATCCGACATATTGACGTAATATATCTTTACAGTAAATACATATGTAAAGTAAAGGAATATATATCATGCGTGATGCTTATAGAATACGACGAGTTATATGGCCACAAGACTTAGTCGTTAGTTCAATCAGTGGCGATCGAATCCATTATCCAGAATTTTATATCGAGCACATTAATACTGGATGTATACTATCGATGAAAGAATATCAAAAGATTCGCAAAGAACAAGTCGAATCAGAATTTGTCGATCCGTATCCAGATCATGACAATACTTATATGAATGAATACTACAAAGATATTCGTGAAGAGATTGTCGATAAGTTTAATGACTCTCTTGATTATATGACACGAGAAGACATAGTCGGCAAAGAAGCTGTTCCTGGTAAAAAATGGAAAGTTGTCGACGGTGAACTCGTAGCAGTTGACAATCGATAAAATGTTCGATATAATAATAATATCAGTTGTTTAAGTTAGCAGACAACTGATATTGCTCTCTTTGTCTTAAAGCAAGAGTTAAGCACAACTATTTCCTCCGTAGTTGTGCTTTTCTTGCTTTTACAGATATTTTCATGTATACTATTAATATAAATTATATATTTAATAGGAGCTACGCTAATGAAACTAGAAGATGCCTGCGAACATTTAATTAACTTATTATTATTAGCTCGAGATACCGAAGAGTTTAAAACTGCTTGTAAGTATTTTGATATTAAGGCCTCTGAATAAGAGGTCTTTTGTTTTGGAAGGATTTTGATAACTATGAAGTATATCGTTAAGAATACGATCGATTCTGTCGCATGTTATATTCTTAGAAATGACGAAGGATGTACGCCACAGAAATTACGATATTTATTATATTTAATATATTCAGATTATCTAAATGTATATAATGATATTGTCGATACGATGGGTCGACCATTTTATGCTGAAGAATATGAATGTAATTTATTATTCGATGGACAATTTATTGCCGACGTTAAAGGTCCTAAATCTATTGTCGATCAATATACGACCGAAGAAGAGATTTATGATCTCGGTGCTTATATCGACGATAATTTAGAAGATCTTATCGATGAAAATTCTCTTAAATTCTTAAAAGCATCTTTAAATCAATATAAAGGATATAATACTCGTTTCCTTAAGATGCTAGCTAAACAATCTTATGATTATCAAGAAACGTATAAACATTGTGAATCGGAAGATAAAGTTATTCCGATCGAAGTTATGTTTACGGCTAATTTATTAGCCGATTCAGTTAGCTCTTGTTTTAAAACTAAGAGGATGTAATCGATGGCTCAAGTAGAAGTTAATCCTAATATACTTAAAGTAGCAGATTTATATAAACAAAAATATAATACACCAGAAGAGTTTAGACGTTTGTTTATAGCTCAAATGATGTTTGAATCTTCTAACGGTACTTCAGTAGCTGCTAGAGACTTAATGAATTATGGTGGTTGGACAGCATTAGATAGCCGTCCTGACAATAAAAAAGTTTGGGATAACGGTCGTTGGTGGGCTAAATTTGATTCAGTCGAAGAAATTCCAGAATTTGTTAATAGTATGTTCTTTAGCCATTATCCAGAAATATATAATGCAAAAACTCCGGCAGAATATTTTGCTATTCTAAGAAAAAATGAATATGTTATTCCAGAAGGTGATCAGACTGAAGAGAGTTTAGCCAGAGATTATACAGCTGCTTTAGCAGAAAATTCAGGAATGAATAATGATTATGTTCCTGGTTCCTTACCAGTAGGACAATCTGGTGGCAATGTACAAGGCGGTGTAATGTCCAAGACATCAGCTTCCGATACTGGCGTACAAAGTACAGTAGCTGGTAAAAAGAAAACGCCTAAGACATATACGATTTATAATATGCAAAAACTTGCGAAGGGTAAAACATATTGTGCGCCAGTATATCCCGACATTATTTCTGTATATAATCAAGTACCAGAATGGGCTTTAGGTTCTAATTTAAAAGCTAATACGCAAGAAGATACATCTGTTAAAGATGCGACCGAAGTTAAAGATGTTACTTTTAAAGATAAGAATAATAAAGAACACAACTTTGGTAATCTTACTAAGAATAAACAATTTAAAGCTTCTGAAGGTTTTACGATAACAGATACGACTAAAACCGAAGAAGAAAAGCCTAAAGAAGAAGTTGCTCAAAAAACATCGCAAGATAAAAAAGTTCAGAAAACAGCAATCGGTGATGGTGGTTTAGTTGCTATTACGACTGATAGTAAACCTGAATCTAAAGACGATAAAACTAAAACTGATTCGACCAAGACTGACGATACGAAGGAAGAAGCGCAGCGTGAAGAAAAGACACAAGGTATTCCGTTATACGCATACGAAACTCGTGATAATGAAAAAGGTTGTTTCGATGTAGGCTTACCATTAAGTTCTATTGCTGCCTATGGTAGCGAAGCAGCTAAATATCAAATGAGTCGGATGCAGTCGATTGCTCAACGTCAAATTCAATTCGATCCGACAAAACATGATAACGCCGTTAAAGTACCGACACCTGGTATGGTGCCTAATAATAAAGATGCGTTTCCTGTCGATCTACGCATTCGAGATTTAGAATATCATCAGCCACGTATCGTTCGTGAAACGATTAAAGCTACTGAATTTGAAGAACAAACGGCAAAAGCACTACTCGCTATGGGCGGCAACGTTGAAAAACGTATGGTTCAAGTCGAAAATCATTTGTCAACCGTAACGAGATACCTCTTTAGATTGGGCTCTATCGTACCGATTAACGATATGTATTATGGCGGTAATTCTACATTCGAAAAGTATAAATCTGTTCGTCAATTAACCGACGATCGAGTTACCGACGGTATGCAAACACAAATCGATCAGTATATGACATCGACTCGATTAGAACCAATTATTGGTCAAACGTATGAGATACTTAACCAGGTCGGTGCCAATTTATCGGTCATCTTAGACGATAATCAATTATCATATTCTAATATGAAACATTACTGTGATCTTATCGATATTAAACGATATCAAGAACCATTAAAACTAGCTAGTATTAATGAAGGTGCTTCATTAACTAAATCTGGCGATGAATCTGAACAAGAATTAAATTCAGTATGGCCAGAAGGGTTTAAGATGGATTGGAAATTAGTTCCGGTCGAAGAGCAAGTACCGATTATTAATTGGCGTCAATCTATTATCGATGATGGTTCTGATTTAATGAATTCTGCCGGTATGTATGGTAATGGTAATGCAATGGGCTCGGCATTAACAGGTACGATCAATAATATTTTTTATAAGACGGCTGTCGAACTTGAAGGCACATCTTTAAAACAATTTAAAGATGTTGTCGATAAAGCTAAGCAATCTATTAAAGGATATGAAGATCAGGCTAAAAATATTGCTAAGTCTAAAGATACATATATGACTATGAAGAAAAAAATCGAAGGCGCTCAACTTCATAAAGATTTTTCTGGTCCGGTTATAGCTTCGATTATGTGTATTACTAATACGTCTAATTCAGACGGTATTATTAGTAAACTACAAAGTTTAACTAAAGAATTAAAAGATAACTCTTTAATAGATAATCCGTTATTAGTTGCTTTATCTTATTTTTCAGATAAAGCTAACGTAATTGGTGATAAACCGACTAAAGATTCTACCGAAAAGAAAAAAGAACACGAAGATCTTAAAACTCGTTTAGATTATGTATATAAACTTGTTTCTAACTCTGGTAATAATAATGGTGGCGGTGAGTCTAAACAATATTTTAATCTCGATATTAAAAATCAAGGTGCTTGGACATTTACTCAATTTTGGGAACCATATTCGATTAATGATTCTAAGAATCGTAAAGATCCTGTAACAGCATCTGATAAGTTAAATAAACTTATCGAGCTGTGTATCGTATTTAAAGAAATTTCTAAGAGTTTTTATGAGTCTGAATTCGACAACGATCAATGGGGATTCTTCTGGAAAGCCGAATATATCCCATCGATGAAATTAACAGGTATGCCTGGCGAACAACGTTCTGGTCATGTACATCAAGGTATGGATATCGTATTCGAACCTGATTCTCCTAAGCCCGAAATTCTTTCTATTTGTGATGGTACAGTCGTCGATACCGGTTGGGGATTAAATGCCGTTATGGTAAATGCTGCAAACGGTACGAATAGAACTATCATATATATGCATATGTCTCAGTTATTTGTTAAGCCTGGTGATACGATTCAACGTGGACAGCCTATCGGTATTATCGGTGGCATGGGCGAAAATGGACCTAATACGTATGATGAACATCTTCATATCGAAGTATGGTCTGAACCAAATCGTGGAGGATCTTATGGTTCTATCGGTGATTTATATCCTGGTATTTTCCAAGATTATTGTGCTGCTTATATGAAAATGGGTAAAGGATCTGAATTACGATATTCTGATTTTACGAATAAAACTTATTAATTTTTATTTGTTAATACTTGCAAATATAATTTTTTTGTAATATAATAATATTTGTAAGGTAGTTATATAGCGTGCCTCGTATGATCTATACTACGAGGCACAACTTTTTAACATGGTCAATGTTACGTAAATATATAAAATTAAAAAAAATACTTAACTCTCTCTTATAATAATGAACATATAATATAACGATATGTACTATAAAAATACTACCCCTGATATTTTGTTGCCTCTAGTATCGTTAGTTCATTAATTTAATTAATGTTATATCAAACATAAATCTAAAGTATTCAATAATAAATTCACTCTCCTTTCTTAAAATAAAGTTCTCTTCTATATATCAATCAACACACACATTTATATATATGATCGGAAAGCGTAACATTGACCCCAACCGCAGCGGGGTAGTCCAAATGGCAGAGACACGAGTCTCATAAGCTCGTCTAGTGCAAGTTCGACTCTTGCCCCCGCTCCCATTTATGGCCCGTTAGTCAAGTGGCTAAGACATCGCTCTTTCACAGCGAGTACGGTGGGTTCAATTCCCCCACGGGTCACCATTATGCCAGCTATTAGGTTAAGGCCGATTAGCAGTCCTAGATAGCTTACGGGCTATCTAAGGATTTGGCATTTAATATTGCAGAGTAAAATAGTGCGGGAAACATATCCGCATCTAAAATGGTTTGAATCCATTCTCTGCGACCACATGGTTCCATGGAGTAATTGGTCATCTCGTCACCCTGTCAAGGTGAAGATTACGGGTTCAAATCCCGTTGGAACCGCCATTATCCTAGCATAAGATTTCTTTTTCTGATTGTCTGCATCTTGTGTTAGGATTTTACATGCTCTTGTAGTTCAATTAGAGCACCTTTGACTTTGAAGGAGATTTACGTGAAAATCGTAACGAGAGCGTTAGCTATCATATTGTTGGATGGGTTGCAAATCAACATAAAAACCTGTATCAATATTGTAGATGACTATTTTTTAGATATTTTAATAGAAACAATACAATATTCGGATATATGTACCGGCGAAAACCAAGCTTAACGGACATATACGAGTACAATACGAAAATTTGAAGAGCATAAAATATCTTTAAAGCTCAGCTGGTGAAAGACCAGCATTTTTAATATATTAGATGCAGTATTTATTTTTTATATTTTTAAGAAAGGATTTACATTGTAGATCTATCGAGATATATAAAATACATCAGATTAAATACATTATACTTTTTAAAATACTGCATCTATGTATTCTATTATTGAAAACTGGTATACTACTTTTTTAGCGGTTTTTTCATTTTCCCTTACTCCTTTGGTAGTATATCAGTTTTGAGTGATAGAATTTACTTAATCCTTGTCGTTATGACAAGGATATTTTTATTTGAAAGGACGTTAAAATGATTACTAAATTAAGAAAAGCAAATGCTTACACAATAAGAAAATTTTGTTCTGATTATGCGATCGATCATATAATTCCAAGGTCGTTCGGTGAAATTCCTGTTAAGATGAGATATAAATCTATGTATTTTAATAATATAAAATCCTTATCAGATATTATGTACGAATATCCTGAACGTTCTAAACGTATTATATTTACGACGGCTAATGGATATAAACCTCAATACGAATATAAATTTCGACATGTTAACTATGAAAAAGCTATTAAGATGATTCAATTTTTTAAACCTAAAATTCATATTAGATTTGATCTTAATACATATGATAATCATATTCGTAAATATAAATGTAATACTATTTTTAGACGTCGATATAGAACGGAGTGGTAATTATGAAAGTATATGAAGTATTATTTATTGCTGGATTCGTATTGCTTATTTTAGGTATGATTCCTATATTTTATGGTTTTATTAAAACTATTTTTGAAATGATTGCTGATATAAAAAATCATGATTATGATATGTTGCCTGAATTACTTTTAAGTTTAGGAGTTATTGCTATGTTAGTAGCAGTGATTCTTAATGTTGCAAATGGATAAAACAATGGATAAAGATATAAACAATATATTATTAAAAAAGTTTATTCATATGTATATATTGTTTTCAATTATTATATATATGATTAACGTAATGATCGTTAATGTATTTATGTATTTTCTTATAGATGATACTGTATATAGAACTACATATTTTACAGTTAACGATTTTACATTTCAAACTTTTCCAGTTATTTCAATGTTAATAGCGGCTATTATGTTTTGTCTTATTAATATAAATATCGATCAAGAATTTGATGAAGATAATAATATTGTTTCCTATGAATTATCAATTGGTACAGTATTTAAGGCGAGGTTAAAAAGATAAAATGTTTGTATATAAAACTGGTAATATATTAAGATCTAAGGCTGAATATATTTTTAATGCTGTTAATACTGTCGGAGTTATGGGAAAAGGTTTAGCTCTTCAAATTAAACAAAAATATCCGGCATGTGTCGAAGATTATAAAAAAGCATGTAGTTCTGGTCGATTAAAAACTGGTTCAGTATTAGTAACGTATTTGACTAAAGAAAAAATTAATATCGTGCAGTTTCCGACAAAAGCACATTGGCGTGATCCTTCTAAATATGAATATATCGAAGAAGGATTAAAATCGTTCGCATTATTTTTAAAGAATCACAATATTCAAAATATAACGATTGCGATTCCTAAATTAGGATGCGGTAATGGTAAGCTTGAATGGAAACAAGTATTAACTTTAATTAAACAATATTTATCAGAATTCGATACTATTATATTTGAAATTTATGGTGACGACGTTTAGTCGGAAAGGATTTGTAATGGACCAATATATTATCTATTCGATTCTTAATTCTTTATTAGCATTGTTATTAGTTATATCTGTATATAAAGTTATTAGACGTTGAGGTATTATATTATTAATGAATAAAAGAATAAAGATGATTATTAAAACTATTAAGAAACGATATCGTAAAAAGTATCTTAACGAAGCTTATTATTTACGATTTTCTAAAGAATTTTTGGAAACAGAAAAATGAATGTATTTAACTTAGTGCTGTTTATAGCTATCTTTGTATTCCTATATGAATACAATAAAAAATAAGCCCCTCAATCGAGGGGCTTTTCTTATGTAAAACTAATAAAATATGTAGCATAACGTCCTTCGTCTTTGTTTAACATTAATAGTTTTTGACCCGCTTTCGAGAACTTACGTCCATCGACAGCATATTGATCACTACCACAAAGCGAAGGATTTACAATCATTTCGACACCTTTGAGATCAGCTTCTCTAGAATGATGAAAATGACCCATTACGATATAATTAGGTATTTGCTTTGTAAACAATGCTAAATTATCGATAGCTCGGTTATAATTATCTTTATGTCCATGGACACCGATAATTATTTGTTCACAAACTTTAGCTACGATAATTTCATCGTCAATAATATTTTTATTAAAATGAATTCGTTCATTTCCTTTAAGACGTTCTTTTAAGAACCAAGGAATAATATCGTTAAACGATTCGCCATTCATAGCTTCTTCTTTAGAAGGAGTTACGCGATCATGATTACCACGGCAGAAATATAATTCTAAATTAAATTCTTGACTTAGATTATTGAATAAATGACTGAGTGCTTCGGTAACGCCGATCGTTTGTTCGATAAGATTTTCTTGAGATTCGATTCGTGTTTGTACATGAATGCCACCATTAATCATATCGCCTAATGTCATAATATGAATCGTTTTAATGTTATTTAATTTACAATATTCTCGTGTCTTATTCATTAGATATTCGACACGTTGATGAAATATTTCGTCGTTAAATTTATTAAAAAAATTATCGCTAACTTGACCTTTATGCCAATCACTAATAAGAAGAACAGCTTCGCTTTTGCCGGTTGCTAATTCTTTGAATTCATATTTAAGAGGTTCAAGTTTACTAATTGATTCAGCTATTAATTCTTTTAATAGAAATTGATTAGATACTTCTTTTAACGTACGATTTAATTCTTGACGATGTTTACTATTAACATTTTTAGCATGAGCATTTAATAATAAGTCTCGTGCTGTTTCTGTCATACGTTCTTGTGTCATTACTGGAGTTACTGATTTTCTAAAATCATTAAAATAACTTCCTATCGTAGCTGTATCTAAAGCAATGTCGAAAAACATTTCTGCCATAGCAGAAATACGTTTATATGTTAATTTAGTATTATTTTGTCGTTCTTCATACATACGATATAACCAATTAATTAGATCTTCGCCATCTAATGCTGAATAGTTAATCGTAACAGATTGTTTTGTTTCTTCAACCATGTATATCCTCCTGAAAATAAAATGAAACAAATCCTTCCTTTATTATATAATATTTGCATAACTAAGTAAACCAGCATTTATAGGATTTTTTGAAAAAGTCGATTATTTAAGATATATATTTTTACTTATAAATATTAGACTTTATAAAAATTCTAGATTATACTGTAAGTATATTATGATTATTTTGTATATCATAATATACTATATGTAGTATGTGTTACAGTAATATAATACTACATCTTCTTTTTAGTTGCGCAACGAAAGGAAAATTATTAACTATGGAAAAAGTATTGTTTGGTGGAAACAATGAAATTCTGGTACCGACTTCGGCTAGATTAATCGGAACATTCTCTACCGGAACTGACGAAATTATTCTTGATGGTAATAAGCAAGAACGAATCGTACAATTTAATTATGAAGGAAAACAGGTATTAAAACAATATACATTAAAACATTTATATGCCCCGTATACTAAAATTATCGAAGTATCGGATAATGCATATTGGTATACTGGTAAAGAACCGAAACAAAATCCTTCGATTAAAGATATCGTACGTTTCGATGTATACGACAAAGGCTGGATCATCGAAAATATAAAAGATGTCGAAGCCGATGCCTATTCTATTATTAGTAATTCTCAAGAACTAATAGTAGTCATAGAAGGTACAGAACTATTAATCAAATAATATTAACATATATATATTTATTTTAATTTTATTAGTTTTAAAGGAATTAATAATGTCTGTTATTAAACGTAATGGTCGAAAAGTTGATTTCGACAAACAAAAAATTATTATTGCAATAGGTAAAGCACAACATTCTTTATTAAAAGATAATAAAAAAATTGCTGAATCTATTGCTGAAGAAATTGCACAAGAATATATTATGATGCAAGAAATCGATATTAAACGTATCGAAAAGATGGTATTCGATCTTTTAGTTAAACATAAACAAAAAGATGTAGCTCGTGCTTATGAAGGATATCGAGCAGTACGTGAATATAGACGTGAACATAATACTTCAGATAAAGACATTCTTGGCTTATTAGATGGATCTAATATCGAAACAATTATGGAGAATTCTAATAAGAATGCCAAGTTAAATTCTACGTTAAGAGATTTAATTGCTGGTGAAGTAAATAAAGATTTGGCAAAAAGAAAAGTTTTGCCTCCAGAAATTGTTGATGCTCATAATAATGGAATTTACCATTATCACGATCTTGACTACGCAGTACAACCAAATTTTAATTGTTGTGTTTTTGATTTAAAAGATATGCTTGATAATGGCACAGTTATTAATGGCAATATGGTAGAATCACCTAAATCTTTTCAAGTTGCTTGTACTGTTACAACGCAGGTTATTCAGTCCATTAGTAGTGGACAATATGGTGGCCAAAGTGTTTCTGGAATAGACGAAATACTAGCACCATATCTTAAAAAATCTTATGATAAATATTTAGAATTTTTTGTAGATGAAAAAAATAAAGAAGAACTTGCTCATCGTATGATGATGAAAGAATTAAAAGATGGTATTCAAACTATTCAATATCAAATTTTGACTTTGGCAGGTTCCAATGGTCAGTCGCCGTTTGTCACTTTAGGCTTATATTTTAATCCTGAAGGAAAATACGCAGATTATGCAGCGCTTATTTGTGAAGAAATTTTAAAACAAAGATATGCTGGTGTAAAGAATTCTGACGGCATTCCTCAAACACCAGTATTCCCTAAGCTTATTTATATGCTAGATGAACATAATGCAAAACCAGGTAGCAAATATTATTATTTAACTAAACTAGCAGCAAAATGTACAGCTCGACGTATGTATCCAGATTTTATTTCTGCTAAAATTATGAGAGAACAGTTTGATGGAGAATTGTTTTTCCCAATGGGTTAACGTATATCGGCCCATGTAAAACGATGTGAACTGTATCACAAAACAGGTGTCCCTTATGGGGCTAACGGTGAATCCTTAATGGTAATACCGTGCTATTATATTATTATAGTAGTGTAGAGACTATTGGTGATGAATGTAACCAAGTAGAGTAGAGACGTGCTACTCGATGCGCATCGCACTATTAATTAATAGTGAAGAGATAGTCCAGCTTAATATTAAATATATTAAGTTGTGTAGAAGCTTCTTGTCTAATTGGAAAGATCCTAAAACTGATAAGTATAAGTGGGCAGGAAGATTTAATTGTGGCGTAGTATCTTTAAACTTACCACAAATAGCTATTCTAGCAGATAAAGATTTAAATAAATTCTGGTCTTTATTAGATGAAAGATTAGAAATGTGTCATAAAGCATTAAAATTTAGACACGATTTATTGCTAGGCACCGTAAGTGATGTATCTCCAATTCATTGGCAATATGGTGCTATTGCAAGATTAAAACCAGGTGAAGTAATTGATGAATATTTAAAAGGTGGATATTCTACATTATCTTTAGGTTTTGTCGGTGTATATGAAGCTGTACTAGCATTAACTGGAGAAACACATACAAAGCATCAAGATTTAGCATTAGAAATTGTTCGTCGAATGAAACAAAAAACAATTGATTGGAATGCTGAAGAAAATCTTGGTTATGGTTTGTATGGTAGCCCAGCAGAATCTTTAATTTCCAGATTCGCTAAAATTGATAAAGAAAAATTTGGTGATATTAAAGGTATTACTGATAAAGGGTATTATACCAATAGCTATCACGTATTCGTTGGTGAAGAAATCGATGCATTTAAAAAATTAAGCTTTGAAGCTCCATTCCATCAATATGCGTCTGGCGGTTGTTTAAGTTATATTGAAATGCCAAATATGGAACATAATCTTGAGGCTGTCGAAACTTTAATTCAATTTATCTATGATAATGTTAGATATGCTGAATTTAATACTAAATCTGACTACTGTAAAGTTTGTGGTTTTGAAGGTGAAATTGGTTTTGATGAAAATCACAAATGGACATGCCCCAAGTGTGGCAACCAAGATCAAGCTAAGATGACCGTAACAAGGCGCTCGTGCGGGTTAATATAAAGGCTCGCGTTAAATCATCTATATGCGGGAACGTCCTTAGAGAGTTGACTACTAAATTATTATAGTGATATGATAATGGCTGAAGTAATGATTCAGGTATAGTAAAAAGGTTAATTATTGGATAATCCGCAGGGAAGCTTCTTATTTATATAAGAATAACCCTCAACGACTACCATGGTGAGGATATTATTATGATAAAAGCTATTGAAAATTTTACAGGTTATTATATAGAAGACAATGGTACTGTTTGGTGTGATATTGTTTCTAGATCTAGAAATAAAATTAAGAGAGATGAAAAACATCAATTAACACCTAGACCATTGCCTAATGGGTATTTAAGAGTATATATGCGTAGAGACTCTGATTATAAAAGAGTTGATATGTATATTCATAGGCTTGTAGCATTAGCTTTTATACCGAATCCAGATAATAAAAAATATGTTAATCATATAGATACAAATAGATCTAATAATCATGTTGACAATTTAGAATGGTGTACATCTAAAGAAAATAACCAACATTCTATGAATTTAGGTCATCTTCGTAGAGATGAATCTAATGGTAGATTTTATTCTGGATTAAATAATAATATTTAAGGTATAGTCTACTCCGCTAAGAAATATCGGGAAACCGACGGTATTAAGGATTTAGGCAGTAACTTCTGGAATGAAGGTCGTACTAAAGAAATTCAATCCAGAGTACTTCATATTTAATAGTTAATAGGCATAAAATAGTTCCTTTAAATTTTGGAAAGTATAATTACTATTCGCCTATTGATTTTAATTTAATAATATAATATAATAATTGTAAGGCATAAAAAAGTTCCTTTTAATAATATTGGATGAATCAAATTTACTTTTCGCCTTATGATATGAGATCTAGACATAAAGAAGTTCCTTTTAAAAAGACTGATTATTTTTTTATTACTTCTCGTCTAGATAATGCTTAATAAGGCTACGTATATGTTTGTACGTAGCCTTTTATTATTTTTAAGAAAGGATAATGATCATGGACACTAAATTAGAATTACAGAAATCCGTATTATATCTATTTAAATCTATATTGCCTATCAAAATAAAAGCTAAGTGTAATTATTTAGATTTATTATTAGAAGGCGTGTATATTATGCCGGAAGCTAGACAATATCTTGATGAAAGATTAAAAGGCTTCTGTACTAGAGAATTTGGTAATAATGTAGTTCATTATAATAGAACGGCATTGTTCAAATCATTTAAAGATGTTGATCGAGCAAATGTCGAACAATTATTAGTAGACCAATTAGATCATTACCTTTCTGTATATACACAAACAGAAGAATTTTCTAGTAAAGCTATTAACAGTTCTTTAGTATACGTTCCAGTTAAAAGCGAAACATATGAATGTGAACCTTTTATCTTTAATACTACAGTGATTTCTATTATTACTGAGGAAGAATTAATTAAGCGTGTTATAGATTTGCTTTCTTCTGGTATTGCGTTAAATTCAGCTACACAAGAAAGTTTAGTTAATATCTTTAAAGCTTATAAAGATAAGTTCGATATTAATACTATTAAAAATAAAGAATTCTTAATGCATATTTGTAAAGAATTAAATTTAGTTCCTAAGAAAGCTGAACAATTATTGCGTTATTGTGTATATAGAATAACGTCTAATCCAATGATTATTAATAGTGCTAGAGAACGTAAAAATTTATATTCTCGTATTTGTTTTTATACTACAACTATTAATAGAATATTAAAGCAATATGTCGAAGAAAATGGCGTCGAACCAATTGCTCGTCAATTTAATAGATATCGTAAGCTATGGATTATTTTAAAACATGCTGGTAAGGATGCTGCTTCTATTATTAATAGAGCTAGAAAATTATCCAACAAATTAAATCGTCCTCATAAGCTTCAAGTATTAGATCGCATTAACGATAAAAATATCGATATCGAAGACGTTAAGAAAGAGCTTGAAAAAGTTACGATATTTAAAAAGTTTTCTTTATTGAATGCTATTTATAATGCTAAGTCTAACGACAAGATGTATGTTATTCGTAATGGTCGTACATATTCTATGACTAAAGAACATACGTCAAAAGCATCGTTTAAAGTTAAGAATTTAATCTTTAATTCTATTAAGAAAGATATTGGCAAGAATATTAAAGGTAAGCGTTTCTATATTCCAGAAGGAATTATGTATGCCGTACCGATAAGTCAAAAGAATTTTATCGATAATATCCCGATGTATACTCGATATAAAATGGATATGAATTCCATTATCGGTATTCACTGGACAAATTCTGAAGATGGCCGTGTCGACTTAGATTTACATTATACATCTAAGAATATTCATATTGGTTGGAATAGTCGTTTTGATTCTAAAGAAAATATTCTTTATACTGGTGACTTAACCGATGCACCAACTCCTAAAGGTGCTACCGAAGCTTTTTATATTAAAGATACTTTAAAAAATGACTTCGGTATGATTAGTGTTAATAATTATTCCGGTAACCCAGATCTATTCGAATTATTTATTGGTAGCGATCCTGAAAAGAAAATTTACGACCGTAACGGTATTATGAATGCCGAAAACTTAGCATTTAAATTTACAGGATTGTCTATGAACGATGATAATGAAAAATGTTTCGGCATTATTGATTCTCAAGAAGATTCTCGTGAATTTATCTTTATTGATAATTCATCTGGATTTGACCGAGTACCTGCATATAGTGCTCAAAAAGAAGTTATGCTTAGTGCAATTAGATTGATGGCTAAGAATCGATTATATCTTAATGAGTTAATAGAAAAACTTGGTGGCGAAATTGTTTTAGATAAAGAATCGGCCGACTATGATTTATCAATTAATAGTCTTGTTAAAGATTCTTTTAATTTCTTATTTAAGGCTGATGTATAATCATCAGCCTTTTATTTATATGGTGAATATTATTGAACACTAAAGAAGAATTAAATAAAACGATACATGAGATGAATCATCTCGTTGAAGATATTATTAAAGCTGCTAAGATGTCTAGTAAAGAAGAACAGGCTAAGACTTTAATTTTATCGCAATTGTTAGATAAAACAGAATACTTAATTGAAGTTATACAGACTCCTCATAGAGACTTAAATGAAACTCTTGATCAACAACGTCGATGGATATTAATGGATATCGAAAATAGAATTCGCAGATCAGAGCAAGATATTCTTAATAGAGTAAGAGATTTTTTAGAAGCAGAAAGGAATAGACATGGGCTTTAATAATAAACGAGCAAAACTTATTGTTCTTGATGGCGGCGATGGTTGTGGTAAAAACACACAAACATTAAAACTTGTCGAACGATTACAAGCCGAAGGTAAAAAAGTTAAATACTTAACATTTCCGGATTATAATAAAGATACGTCAGTATTTGTTAAAAAATATCTTAATGGCGATTTCGGTGATCGAGAATCTGTTAAGCCACAGGTTGCTTCATTATTCTTTGCACTAGACCGATATGCAACGATTCAAGAATGGAAATCTATTTTTGAAGATCCGGATATGATCGTCATTTGTGATCGATATATAACGTCTAATATGTTGTATCAAATGGTACGTTATGAAAATAATGATCAGCAGTTAGTATTCTTAAGATGGTTAGAAACGACTGAATATGACTTGTTAGATTTGCCGACACCGGATATCGTATTGTTTTTAACATTGCCATTATACGTACGAAAAGATATGTTATTAAATCGTCTAGGCAAAACTGGTGGTAGTACTGGTGATATCCATGAAAGAGACATGGATTATTTGCGACAAATTGACGAAGCGCAATATAAATTAATCAATAAAATGAATATGGTTCAAATTGATTGTTCTAATGAAGATACAGTTAAATCGATCGATGAAATTCATGAATTAATTTATAATACATTGCAAGAGAAAGGAATGATCTGAGTGCCAGAAAAAGTATACATCATTATGATCGATGATCAAATCGAAGCACTATATTATAACGAAGCTAATGCTCGAGAAGATATCGAAGAGCGTATCGAAGAAGGATATGCTCCTGAAGACGTAGCTATTCGAACTTGTTATATTAATGATTTCAATGAGGGAGAATAGTTATGCTCAACAAAAACGATCCTTTATATAATCAAAAAATGTCGATAGCGTTAGAATTAAATCGTTTAGAAAAAGAAGTATCTGGTTATGCATCAGATGATGATTATTTAGATATTATGAATGATTTAGAAATTTCAATCGACAATCTTTATAAGAAGGTAAATATGATCGAAACCATTTATGCTTTATTAGCTTATTCTGATGATTTTGATTCTCCATTAATTGGCGTATATGAATCATTAGATAAAGCTGAAGAAAAGCGTCGAGAATATATCGATAACAATATTATTAGCGAAGATATGATCTTTGTAGAAGTTCAACATATTATTAAGTAGGTGCTATTATGAAAGTATTTTTGTCTCAACCAATGCGTGGTAAAACACATGAAGAAATTCTAAGCAGTATTCGTGAAGTTCAAGAATTTTTAACTAAATATCTTGACTCTACTAATGTCGAGATTATCGAAAGTTATTCTCCTAGTAATAAAAATAAAGAGCCTTTGGTTGCTCTTGGCGATTCTATTAAAGATTTATCTAAAGCCGATTTAGCTGTATTCTTAAATGATTGGAATCAGTATCGTGGTTGTATTATTGAACATCATACTGCTAAGATTTATGAAATTCCTCATATTTCTATTAAGACAGAAAATGGATTATTAAGGGTAGTTGAAAAATAATGAATTACGGGCAAATTCGTGAATACGATATCGCTAATGGTATCGGTATTCGTGCTACATTATTTGTAACAGGATGTTCTCATCATTGTTACAATTGCTTTAATCCAGAATATTGGGATCATACAGCAGGTAATGAATTTACTAAAGATGTTGCTGAGACATTAGTAAGTTATTTAAAACATCCACAAGTATCTGGATTAACTATTCTTGGCGGAGAACCTTTTGAAAATGTCGACGGCCTTGTCGATTTTATTAATAAATATTTGAAAGAGCAAGAATGGTTTAGGAATAAAGATATTTGGTGTTACTCTGGATATACGATCGATCAGATTATCGAAGATCCTAATAAAAGAAAATTATTAGAACTTGTCGATGTATTAGTCGACGGTAAATTTGTCGATTCTTTAAAAGATCCTTCTTTAAAGTTTAGAGGATCGTCTAATCAAAATATTTATAAAATTAAACATGTCGATAATCATTTAAGTGCAAACTTCTATACTGAATTAATGTGAGGTATTATATTATGGGACTTAAAGCAACATTTAAAAAAGCCTGCAATCATATCAATGATATGTATCATGATTATACATTAACTCCAAAAAAAGATTGGGAAATCAAAAAGCTTAGAGAACAACTCGAAAAAGAAAAAGCTAAAAATCGTTTTCCTCATGTATCTATTGCTAAAAAATCACGGTAATATTATAATACTAGTGTCCGGTATAATGAGTTGTACCGAAGAAATAGCGGCGAGCCCACGGACACTAGTTTTAATAACGAAAGGATATTCACTATGGACAATGCATTAGAAATTATTACGAAGAACTTCGAAGATATTATTACATCTGATAAAGGACATTGTACTAGAGTTATTGCTACTAAAAATAATAAAACTTGGTACTTTGATATTTATCAAGATATGGTGTTGGTATTCGATGGCATTAATGAACAAATCGAATTAAATACCGAAGACGAATTAAAAAATTATATTGCCGATTGTTAATATGAATACATATTTAACAACATTGTCGATTGCTGTCTTCTTAACAGAATTAATCAATCGATTATTTTTTCATTTTGAAACCATCTATACAATTCTATATTGTTTTGTAATAATAACATTAATATATATAATATTATTAGTATATTTCAAATACAGGAAATAAAATGGAATCACATATCACTCCTGGCGAAATACTAATTTTTTCTAAAAAGCCCGTCGTATTCGTTGAGCTTGTCGATACCGAAAGGATTAAAGTTCAAGATATTAGCAATAAACAAGAGAAAATAGTATTAGCCAAGGATTGCAAAAAGCAGGCTTAATATTTTTAAGCTACTTATTGGAGGTGAGCTGTCCCCCTATCGGGGGCCACTCACCTCTTTTTTCTTTTCTGTTTTTCTGTTATAATTATTATATATAGTTATTATTTTTGTATTTCTTTCTCGAGGATTAGTAAATGAAAAAATATGTGATTTATCTCCCAAACGAAATCATTAATTTTTGTGAAGACCCTGGCGATAGTATTGTATATTCAGTACTTGATCTTGATAAGCCTGAACAAGAGATTGTTGATCAATTTTGTTCTGATTTAACATATGATCATTATAAAGCATATGCATTACTAGCTAAACATGGTATTATTTCTAAGGAATTTGCTTGTTTAAAATTAGCTAGTATTGTCGGTGAGCTTAATAAAGATTTGAACGAATTAATGGGTGAATAGTATGAGAAAATTTGAAGTAGTATCACGTTGCAGAGATATGGATATTAAACTTCCTAAACGTAAAACTAAAAAATCGGCAGGATATGATTTTTTTGCAATCGAAGATGTCGATTTATATCCTGATAAATTATATGTATTACCTACTGGTATTAAAGTGCAGATGGAAGAAGACGAAGTATTATATCTTCATATTCGATCTTCAGCTGCCTTTAAACGCGGTGTGCGTATGATTAATAGTATCGGTGTGATCGATAGTGACTTCTATAATAACGAATCTAATGAAGGTGAAATTTCTTTAGGTTTATTATCTCATAATGATGATGTCGTTCATATTAAAAAAGGTGAATGCGTTGCTCAAGGCGTATTTCATAAATTTTTAATTACGGACGATGACGATGCTGACGGTGAAAGAACTGGCGGTATTGGTAGTACAGGTAAATAATATATATTTTTAAGACAGTATAAATGTATACTGTCTTTTCTGTTAAGGTGAATAATGATTACTAAATTAAAAAAAGTTTGTAAACGATGTATCGAAGATTATCAAGATCTTAATATGTATAAGTTAAATATTATCTTATACTTTATGGATCGACTACATCATTTTAAATTAAGCGAACCATTTTTCGACGAGGAATTTATCCTCGATAGTGAAATGGGTCCGTATTTAGAATCTGTTAAAGATGCTTACGGTCAATATAATTTATATAATATTCCGACGTTTGGCGCTAATAACATATTCGATGACGACGAAGTATTAACGTTAAACAATAAAGACGAAATCGCTAACGATGACGACGATATTAAAGATACTCACGAAATCGTTATTACTTCTTATTATGAAGAAGATGGTATCCCTCACTGGGAAGAAGCCGATATGTCTTTAGACAATCAAACCGAAGAAGATATTTATGAATTCATGAAGGCTGCATTCGAAGCTATCGATACGACAGGTCTTATTTATTTCTATGAAACATCTAAAGATCCAGAACGTAATGTCGATGTGTTCTTATCAGACAAATTAGCAGTATATTTAGATGTTAAGGCAAAAGGATTCCCTGAACCAGATAAATCTAAACCGTTGCCACAAGTCGAAGAAGAACAGCAAGATAACGAAATCACAGAAGAAGAAATTCTCGAACGACTTAATAGAGCTCGTAAACCTTTGTAATATATAAGGTTGAAGGAGGCTTATATGTCTGAAAAAGAATTATCAAAAAAAGAAGCCGAACTCACAAAACTGCTAGATCAATATGTTGATCGTTATAATTCTTGGGGATATACCGAAGAAGGAAAAATGATTTACAATAAAGCCATGCATATGCTAGCAACAGATCATGCTATTTATGCACGTATGCCAATTATATGTAAGGGCGAAAATTGTATCTATAAAAACGATCCGTTACATAAAGCAGGTGTTGTTAAAGTAGGCGAACCATGTATTTGTGAAACTACGTTAATAGCTTCCAAATTTGCACAGTATCAACAAGAATTTAATCTTGAATCTGCGTCGTATACTGATAATGTATTAGTTCACGAATTAATTACGCTCGACCTACTTATTTCTAGAGCAATGCAATATATTAACAATCGCGATTACGAACCAGTTATCGATGTCGTCACGAATGTGACAGAGACAGGTCAAGAAATTACTCAGCCTATGGTTTCTAAAGGTATCGAATTATATACGACACTTTCTAAGAAACGTGACGAAGTATTTAGTTTATTGGCTGCGACACGTAAAGATAAAATTCGTAATAACATCGACGATGTTGATCATGATGCATCGCTCCTTGCGTCGCTTAACGATCCGGATTTCTTTATTACACAAGATCAGATCGAAGCAGAGAAAGAGTCGAGGTTAAATGAATAATGAGTTTTGCTAAAGGGACAGTAGAAGTTGTCGAAGATCTTGCTGGAAAAGCGTTTAAAGGTGAGACAGCTCATAAATTATTACCAAATGGTTCAGTTAAAGGATCGTCTATACTCGAAGGAGTTGAAAATTTTATTCTTAATCCTCAAGGATCTGTTCAACAAGCAGCAAATCCTTTATTTACATTGGGACTAGGTGCTACTGCTCATCAAAGCGGTATGGGTATTGGTAATTCATTACGATACGCTGCAATGAATGAAACAAGCCGTAATGCTTTTTTAAAGAAATTTGGTAATCGAGATTTTTATAGTGAATTTGCTGATCATGAAAAAGCTGGTGCTTTGCAAAAAGAATTGGATTCATTTTTTGACGAAGCTAAATACGATCATGTTCGTACAGGTATTGCTGCTGTAACATTAGGTTCGACAGCTTATCGTGTAGCATCTGGCGGCGGATTGTATCGAGATTCTGACGGCAACTTTAATATTATCGGTATTCCAGGTATCTAATAATGGCTCAATTATCTAGAGTAACTAAAGCACTTAACAAAGCCAAGAAGATAGTCGATAAATCTAATGCACCAACGTTAGAATTAAATAGAGTTGCTGAAAGCTACAAAGCAACGCTTAAAGAAGCTAATGTCGAAACTTCTAATATTGTCAGCAAAATCAAAGAAAAACCAGAAAGTAATTTTCCGGAACAAAGAAAAGCTGAAAAAATTGAAAAGGCAGAAAAAAGAGCTAAAAAAAATAAAAAACCTAGTAAGCAAAATAAGGCTGTAAATCCTGACGATGCTAATGTATCAGCTCAAATAAGTAATACACAAGAAGTAGCACAGAATCAGGTTCAGAAAAATCAAGCTGAAATTGCTAAAGCAAATGAAGAAGCTACGTCACAAATAGATGAAACGGCCGGCTTTAATAAATATCGTCCATTTAATAGTACTGTCGGTGCTCTTAAAGATATGCGTCAAGATTTAATACGAGTAAAAAATCCCGATGCTTATGAAACATATAATCGTTATGGTTTTACGACAAAAGGCGGAGCTTTAGCCGGTGGTTTATTTGTAGCAGGTGCTGTCGATAATACGATAACAGCCGGTATCGATCAAACGTCGACAAATCATATGGCGTCGTTAGGTACACTTAATCCAGTAGTAAATCCTGTACCATCTTCTAGTACTGGCAATACACCTAATAATGCATTCGATAATATGGGCGCATCTGGCGATATTAATTTTGCTTTGAGAAAAAATAATACATTAACTCCGGGGACACTTTAATAGATGATTAATCCAATTAAGTATGCAGGATCTATGATTAAAGGTAAAGGATCGACTGCAAGTAAAATGCTTTGGGAAAATAAAGGTAATGCTGTAGCTACTGGTATTTTTTCAACGATGACATATAATAGTGCTCTTGATGAAGGCAAATCTAAAGGCGAAGCTTTTGGTGAAGCAGCATTCGATGCTGCATTAAACTTAGGCTTTGGTTTTATACCTGGTATGTTATTGCAAGGAGCTTATTATGGCGGTCCTGCATTAGTAGGACTTGCTAATGATTTAGCTGCTCAAGGTCGTCAAGAAGCACAACAATCATATCGACCATTTGCTTGGACTAATCCAGTAAATTCCCAACAGTATGCAACAATGAGACAGGCAGGAATGGCCATCGCTCAACAGTCTCAATATAGTTTACAAACAACTATGATGGGTAACGAAGGTAAAGCATTCCATAAATAATTATGAAACATGAACAAGATTATTCTATAAAAGAACTAATGGAAATGCCTTTAGACGATTTAATCAACTTAGATTATGCTAAGTTATCTAAAGAAGGCAAGTTAGTCGTTATTAAACGAGATCCAGTTATGTGGGCTAAATCATTTGTTCAAATTTATAATATTGATTTAGACAAATATGCTCCATGGACACCACGTTGGTATCAAGCCGAAATGCTTCGAGATCGAAGTCTTCGTAAAGTATTCCGATGTGGTCGTCGTTGTGTAACTGGTAATCTCGAAATTCAAATGCCATCGACTGGTAAGATTAAAACAGTACAAGAGCTGTATGATTCTCAGGAAGAATTTGAAATTCTTGCACTCGATGATAATTATCAAGTCGAAATTGCACAACATGCTAAAGTCTATGATAATGGTATTAAGCCAGTATATAGACTTATGACATCGTCTGGTCGAACTATCGACGCCACTGATAACCATCCATTCTTAACAGAATTAGGATGGGCAGAACTATCTAAATTATCTGTCGGTGAAAATATAGCTATACCAGTTAAATTAAATTATTTTGGTGATAATAGTATAGAAGAAACTGAATTAAAAATTCTGGCTCGTAAACTTAACAAAGATAAGTCTATTATTAAGGAAATACCAGAAGAAGTATTTACGTTAAATCGCGAAGCTTTATCTGTATTTATTTCAGAATTGATTCAGGATTCTTTTAATGAAAAAGAAGAACGTCCTGTTAATATGCTTTATATTTCTAAAAGTAAAAAGCTTGTTAAACAGTTAGCACATTTATTGTTAAGATATGGTATCGTAACGACATTCCGACAAGAAAACGATAAATATTCTTTAGGATTCGTTAATAGTAAAACGCATCGACGTTTAAAGAAGAAATCTCACACTTCGATGTTCGCACTATATCATTCTTATAAATATCAACCAGTAAACGATAAACTTAATAAAGTTTTCTTATCATATTTACCAGTTAAAGAATTATCGCCATCAGATTTTAAAAAAGTAAAATTCGATAAGTTATCTATCGAAGAATACTTAAAATCTAAAACTTTAAATAAAAACGAAGCTCGTGAATTTGCCGAGCTTTTAGGATTCGAAACAATTTCCGATATATTGTATGGTGATATATATTGGGATAAAATCGTATCGATTGAATATTTAGGTGAACAACAAACATATGATGTGTCGGTGCCATACTATCGTAATTTTATCGCTAACGATATTATTTCACATAATACCGGTAAAACAGAAACGATGGTAGTCGAAGCATTATTTAACGTATTTACTCGTAAAAACTTTATACATATGTTCGTAACACCATATCAATCACAAATTCGAATGATATTCGACAATATCCGTCAAAAAATTGATAGCTCTGCACTTATTAAACGAGAAGTAACACGATCGACTACTAATCCTCATTTATTAGAATTTTCTAATGGTTCTAAGATCGTCGGTTTCACTTCTGGTGCTGGATCTGGTATGAGCGCTGCCTCTATTCGGGGATGGAGAGCGGACTGGATATCACTGGATTAACATTTGGTCCAGTATAAATTACTTGAATTGCTGGAACGCCCTTATGGGTAATCAGCAGCGAAATCTTTATTTTTTAAAGAGACGTTCAACGACTATCCCGTTATGGGAGTACATCGTAAGCTATTGACGATGGAAGTAGGTAACATAGATGATATAGTCTGATCTTAATAGTAATATTGAGCAGTTATTAAATTAACGGTATTGATGTAGCGAATCAATATGAACAAAATGGAAATGGATTATCTCGGCGAAGGAGACTTCGACACGATTTATGCGTTGTGTATGGAACGTGATACGATCGGCATGACATGTTCTTCTACACCGACTGGTCGTAGATCGAAATTTTTCGATATTTGTACCAAGAAGGAACTCGGGTTAAAATAAATAAATTAGGTTTTTTATAGCAATTCCATCCAATATATGGTAATATATAATTGTAGTTATTTTACATATATTAATAAAAGGAATTGTTACTATGATTAATGAAGATGAATTGAGAAGTAAATTAGAAAAAAAATCTGTAGCTCAAATAGCTAAAGATTATAATTGCTCAGAAAATACGATTAGAAGAGCAATGAAGAAGTTTGGATTAATAAAAACTTCAAAGAAACCATATCAAAATAAAGAAATATTGTTAGATATGTTGCAGACAAAAACAGTTCAAGAAATTGCAGATTATTTTAATGTTGATAATCATACTATTTCTAGATGGATCAATAAAAATAATATATCTTTTAATGATAAAAAACTTTATAGAAATAAAACTTGGCTTGAACAAAAATTAAAAGAATTTAATGGTTCTTTATCTGCTATATCTAAAGAAACAGGATATAAAAAAGATACGATGCTTGAATGGTGTTATAAGTTTAATTTAAAGCACACTCCTGAATTTAATAAAAAATATAATTTAAATATTGATTATTTTAAAAATATTGATTCTGAAATAAAAGCATATTATCTTGGTTTTGGTATGGCTGACTTTGGAATCAGCAAAGACTGTTATTCTTTTGAATTTAGATTAAAAAAAGATGATAAATATATTATTGAAAAATTAGCAAAAGAATTAAATTATACTGCTGATTTGTATCATTTTAAAGACAGTATTCGAGAAGGATATTCATTAAGAATTTCTTCAAAAGAAATATGCAAAGATTTAATTTATCATGGAATTGTTCCAAATAAGTCAGGAAAAGAAGTTTTGCCAAATACTGTTTCAAAAGAATTAATAAAACACTTTATTCGAGGTTTTATTGATGGAGATGGATATATTGGTGGTATAAAAGATAAAACTCTTGCTATTTGTAGTATGTCTTATAATATATTGTTATCAATTAAATTATTTCTAGAAAAAGAATTAAATATAAAAGAATATAAAATTAAACCAACATTAAAAGAAAGTGGCAATATTTTATATTATTATAAAATATATGGAGATTCTTTTATAAAAGTTCTTGATTATCTATATAAAGATTCAACAATATATTTGACTAGAAAACATGATAATTATTTGATTCATCTAAATAAAGATATTAATCGTAAAAATAAAAAATCTAAAAAGGCCCCATTATTAAGTAATTAATAATTGCAAATCTTTTGAACTGCTGGAACATCCTTATGGAAAATCAGCAGCGAAATCTTTAATTTTTTTAAAGAAACGTTCAACGACTATCCTCGTGATGAGGAGTAGGATCAAGCGATCCGAAGCGGAAGATATCCTTTTGATAGGATAAAGATATAGTCTGAGCTATATAGTAATATATAGAAGGTTGTGAGTAGCGATCACAATCGCAACAAAACTGTTACTGAGCACTATCACCCGACACAACACAATCCTATGTGGTCGGATGCTATGGAAGAAGAATTTAGAAATACATACGATAAGAACGCATATGATCACGAAGTATTAGCAGAGTTTGGTGTCGAAGAAGCCGGCGTATTTGATAAAGATAAAGTCGAAGAAGCGACACAAATTGATAACTATGCTTATTTCGATCGAGATAAATATAAACCTGTTCGTTCTATGATGGACGATAGTAATGTAAAAGAAATACATATACTACCAGAAGGGCGAACGACATTTTATCCTAATGTGTTTAGATGTATGGGTGTGGATCAAACCCGGTCCCTTTATTAAGTAATTAATAAATGAAAACCTTTTGAATTGCTGGGATATCCTAATAAGGACAATCAGCAGCGAAATCTTTATTTTTTTTAAAGAGACGTTCAACGACTATCTCGAAAGAGAGTAGGGCTAAGCAGCTCGAAGCGGAAGGTATCCTTTATTGAAGGATAATGATATAGTCTAACCTTAATAGTAATATTAAGTATTGTATCTAGCGAATGCAGTGTCAATTTAATCCGTGGGACAAAAGTCAGGCCCCGACATCTATACTTATACTTGAATACGATCAAGTGTTTAATAAATTTAGAGTTATTAATAGAACAGAAATCGAATCGTCTGAGTTTACATTCGATAAAGCTGTTAAAAAGATAATTGATTTAAATGCTATTTATAACCCGAGCTATATTTATATAGATAGGGGAAGTGGCGAGTATCAGATGGAATCTTTAAAGATTTACGGTAAGCAACATCCTGAAACTGGACTCGATAAAAAAGTTAAAGGTTGGATGTTCTCCGAAAAAATCGATGTACAAGATCCTGTTACTGGTACTTTAGAAAAGAAACATTTAAAACCATTCATGGTGAATCAGTTATCGATATTAATCGAGCGCGGTAATCTTATATTAAGTCCATGGGACGCTCATATATATAAACAATTAATCGATTATCGTGTTGAAAAAATTACAGCGGCAGGTGTTCCTGTTTATAACAGTGATAACGAACACTTTGTCGATGCTTTAGGCTTAGCTTATTTAGCGTTCGTCGAACATTTTCCAGAGCTTACTAAGCTAGTTAAAAAAGCATCGTACGAAGCCGTATATTCATTTAATAATGGGCATTCATTACCATTATATGAAAAGCGTGATTTAGAAAATCCATGGTCTAATGAAAAGAAACAATATGAATCGGTAGACGAAGCATGGGAAAAAGTTCCGCTTAACGATTCGTTTAATAGACGAACATCTCGTAAACCTTTAGGCGGAATATTTAAAAGGACATTATTTTAATGGCTGAAGATAAAAAGATATTATATAGACCATCAATAGAGCCACAAAGGCATTATGAAAGTGATGGTCAGTTTAAAAAGAAAATAACTTCGGTTCCGGATCCGATACCATATTATCCAAAACCTGAAGAGAAAAAATCTGAAACGGACGAATTGTTGGCAGATTTAAAGATGGTCTATAATCTTTTACCATTTATGCCAATACCAATTCGACCTATTATCGAAACTATGATCGTAACGATTACGACCGATACGATTATACGAATCGATCCTCCTGATCCTGAAACACCATTACCTCCAGAACCAGAGGATCCTAATAAATTTATTCCGGTACCAACACCAGAACCAGATTTACCTGAACCTAAAGTTAATCCTGAACCGTTACCTAAAGACGATTCAGATTTAGATTTTCCTGACGTACCAATTGTCGATGTACCTCAAGAAAAATCACAAGAATTAGATCGATTAGTGTATCGATGGACAAAGCGTAATTTAGTTCGTGTTAAAAAGCATTGGATTGAAAAGCTTAAAGATTATCTTCAAGATTATCTTTCGAAAATGTTTAATGCCGTGCAACTATGTGGCGCCGAAGATATTACTATTCTATTATTAGCTTTCGATGCGTTAGCTGTTAAGACTACTTCAGGTAAAAAATGTAAAGTAGCTCATGATAGTATCGTACGTAACGATCTATTAATAAGAGAAAAAGCAAAGTTAATGGCTAAA